CAATCTGCGGTCGATGCTGAACAAGCTGCTCGTATTGCTGGAGATGCTGTTGTACAATCCGCTATCGCTGTAGTCGATGGTAAGGTAGAAGCTATCCTAGGCACCTCGCCTGAGACGCTGAACACCCTGCAAGAAATCGTTGCAGCTTTTGAGGGTGTAGATTCAGATCTTTCTGACGTCATCACTTCAAACAGCTCACGTCTGTCCACAGCAGAGAGCAAAGTTGGTGTACTTGAGTCTGGTATGGTTTCGCGCATTAGTGAAATCGGCAATATCAATACTAAAGACGCACAGCAAGATAGCCGCTTAGACGGACACGATGCAGACTTGAGTGGGTTGTCTGGTCGCTTAGATTCAGATCGCCTTGAGTGGATCGGATCTGACGCAGCATTGGGTGGTCGCGTATCGACTCTCGAAAATGAGATGGATGTTGTCGAAGGCCGCTTGGATTCAGATCGCCTTGAGTGGGTTGCAGCCGACACTGGTTTGGATGCTAAGATTGATTCTGAAACTGCACGCGCTACTGGCGTTGAAGCTGGTTTACAGTCTCAAATAACCAATATCTTGTCTAACACAGATCAAACTGCTCTCAACTCATTGTCAGAAATCGTTGCTGAATTCCAGTCGGTTGATGGCACTTTGGTTGGACTGATTAATAGCAATGCAGCAGACATTAGCACTCTGGAAACAGATGTAACTGCTCTACAGGCTATTAATGCTGGTGGTAGATTGACTACTGCTGAAGGTACTTTGGTATCTCACAATGGTCGCATCACTACACTTGAATCTTCAATGACTCAAGCTCAGCAAGATATCATTGATCTCCCAGGCCAGATTAAAGGCGACTTAGTTGGTGGCTTGTGTATCACTTTTGATCCAGTAACTGGTGTTATCGCGATTGATGAGACTGAGGTTCGCTCTCAGTTGATCACTCATGATGCTGATAACTTGGGCGGAAACGACCCAGCTTATTACCGTATCAACGTCTACCGTGTAGATGGTACTCTAGTTAACTAAACCATAGTGTTGTAACACGAGAGGGGGCTTCGGCCCCCTTTTTTATTATACTAGTAATAAAATGTATAAATACAAGATATGCTTAACTGGGAATATTAAAAATGTATGTAACTAGCCGAGAAGACTTGATGGACTACTGCCTGAGGGCATTAGGCTATCCTGTAGTTGAAATTAACATCGACGATGAACAGCTGGATGATCGTATGGATGAAGCCCTACAATGGTTTCGCGAACATCACCCAGATGGACAACGACGGTATTATCTAAAGCACCAGCTTACTCAGCAAGATATTGACAACCAGTTTATTGAATTTCCGGATCTAGATTTGTCCTCTGTTGTGCGTATGCTTCCGGTTACCGCTAGCTTGTCTAACGCTGGTTGGTTCTCAGATGCGTGGCAGCATATGAAATATACTGTAATGGACTTTACTCGGGGTGGTGGTATTATAGGCGATCTAGCTCATTACGATCAAATGAAACAGCAGCTAGAGTTGTTAGATATGAAGCTCGTCGGACAACCCCAAATCACATTCGACCGCCAATACAATCGTATAAACATGCACATATCCAAATCATCACTTACTGCTGGAGATTATGTGGTGTTTGAAGTATATGGCATTCGTTATCCTGACGATGCTGTGCTAGCGTACAATTCACTTTATAATCACAAATTCGTTAAGTCGTATGCTACAGCGTTAGTCAAACGACAATGGGGGTTGAACTTAATAAAATTTGATGGCATGACCCTCCCAGGTGGCGTGACGGTTAATGCTCGCCAGATATACGAAGATGCTCTACAGGACATCGAAAAGATTATGGAAAAATTTAGAGAAGAAGAGGATGAAGGTCCATCTTTCTTCATGGGGTAATGTATAATGGCTATTAACCCATACATGAGTCAAAAGGTCAAAAGCGAACAGACTCTATACGAAGACCTAATAGTAGAAGCTATACAGATGTATGGCCAGGACGTTTATTATTTGCCGCGCGAAGTTCATGAGCGTGAAGATATATTTTTAGATGCTATTGAGTCCCAGTTTTCAGACGCATATAAAGTTGAGATGTATTTAGAAAATACTGATAGCTTCGACGGTGACGGCGATCTATTCACAAAATTTGGCGTCGAGTTGCGAGATCAAGCAACGTTTATGATAGCGAGGCGTAGATGGCAACAAATGATCGGGGACCGCTTAACTGATAAGCAATTTAGACCTCGTGAGGGTGACCTAATATTCTTACCACTGTCCCAGTCTCTTTTCGAGGTTAAGTCTGTCGATACGGAAACGCCATTTTATCAACTGAGCAAATTACCTCTATTCCGTATGCAATGTGAATTGTTCGAATTCTCTGATGAGGACTTCGATACTGGCATCGACGCAATTGATGTTGTCGAGCGCGAACACGCGTTTCAGTATCATATTACGATGGCTGAACCTGACTCCGCTCAAGGCGGATTCTATAAAACCGGTGAGTACGTATATCAGACATTCGACAACTTTGAAATTGAGGGTGAGGTCACGGCTTGGAATAGTGAGACTCGTGTCCTATCGATTGCACATACTGGTACAGATGATGGTGAATATCATATATGGAATACCGATCGGGAAATTGTATCAGAGAGTGGGGCTAGATTTACCCCAACTGACGTACAAGATAACGTGAATGAAATTCAACCACTTTCACAGAATAAGATATTTGATGATTTCGCGAACGACTTTGTGGACTTCAGTGAATCTAATCCATTCGGAGATATACGATAATGATGGGTGGGCATTTTTATAACAAGCACGTTAGAACTTGTGTGTCTGTATTCGGATCACTCTTCGATGACCTTCATATTATACGAGAACGTGCGGACGGGTCAACGCTTAATCAAGTAAAAGTTCCTTTATCTTATGCCCCGAAGCGTAACTTCCTCGAACGTTTGGAGGAGATGGCCAAAGGTGAAGAGGCAGAACGTCGCGTTGCTATTAAACTACCGAGAATGTCTTTCGAGATCATCTCAGTGGTATACGATCCTCAACGCCAACTTCCTAAAACCAACAAGTTTAAATTACCTGGGGATAATGGCGGAACGACCACCTATGTGGGTACTCCTTATGTTCTGACATTTCAGCTGAGTGTATACGCCAAAACCCAAGATGACGCATTACAGATAGTAGAGCAGATTGTTCCATACTTTACTCCACAGTACACACTGTCAGTCAGACCGTTTGCCAATCGTCCAGAATTCGTCGAAGATGTTCCAATTACTCTTAATGGGTTGGATTTTCAGGATGACTACGAGGGTCCTTTAGACCAAAGACGTACAATAATATACACTCTCAACTTTGATATGAAGATGATGTTCTATGGGCCTGAGCGTGCAACTGGATCTATAATTCGTGAAGTTAACCTGAATATGTTTGTTAATCATTTGAATAATGATGATTTTATACACAACATAAATATTACACCTGACCCAATACAGGTCAGCCCCGATAGTGATTATGGGTTTAATATAGAGTATAATGATGAGCGATTCGAGTAATAAGCAATTAGTTCAATTCAATGAAGAAGAAAAGCGTAACTTTGTCCACGAACAGGATTATGAGTATTCGCGGGAAACGTATTACGATCTTATAGAGAAGGGTCGTGAGTCGCTAGAGCTAATGATTGAGGTTGCCCGCGAAAGTGAGCACCCAAGAGCGTTTGAAGTCTTATCTAATATGATCAAGGGTATTGCGGACGTCAATGGCTCTTTAATTGATTTGAATAAGAAATATAAAGATCTGCAGAAATCAGATACACCTAAAGACTCTACCACTACCAACAATAATTTATTCGTTGGCTCTACAACAGAGCTGCAACGTATGTTACTGGGTACGTATGATGAAAAGGTGATATATGCTGACTCAGACAAATGAACACCAACGAGTATGTATAGATTTTAACTTCCTTACTGAGGATGAGTGCTCGTACGTCGATTTATTTGTAAAAACCGAGCTGCATAGATTCAGGACAGAAAACCATAGAGATGTTTGGGACAAAAGACTGTTCCATAACACTCAAGGAAATCTAGAGGTTACCCAAATCTCTGATGAAGAGTTCATCGACTTCATCGCCCAGAAAATGATACACAATTTCGATAGCCCGAAAGACATTACCCGATACAGTGTGCAGTATTATAAGAGTGTCGGTCCGTATAATGTCAACTGGCACGACGACGGTAGTTTTTTGGGAGCTGCGTCGATATACTTAAATAAAGACTGGAATAGAACCGACGGAGGTTTTTTCATACATCAACTCAGCGACCAGCCTACTATGACAGCCATTCAACCAAAACGTGGTGTCGCTGTGTATCAGGAAGGGGGCGTATTGCACTGTACTACGCCAGTGGCGCCATCAGCTCCTTCGCGAGAGTCTATACAGGTGTTTATACTATGAGCAACAGCGAAACATATCTAGGCAATATTAACGTTAAGCGGGACGGGGTTAACGAGAATTGGACTCCTAAAAAACTAGCCGAATACAAAAAGTGCATGAAGGATCCTGCATACTTTTGCAAAAAATATGTAAAGGTCATTCATCTTGACAGGGGATTGGTACCATTCGATCTATACCCCTATCAGGAAAAGATGTTTGAGCACTTTGAGTCAAACAGATTTAGTATTGTGCTTGCTTGTCGCCAATCGGGTAAAAGTATTTCGAGTGTTGGGTATATCTTATGGTATGCTATATTTCACCCAGAAAAGACTGTTGCGGTTCTAGCTAACAAAGGAGCTACTGCTCGAGAAATGCTACAACGCATTACTCTTATGCTGGAGAATCTCCCTTTCTTTCTCCAGCCAGGCTGTAAGGCACTTAACAAAGGCTCTATTGAGTTTTCGAACAATTCTAGAATTGTTGCTGCTGCGACGTCTGGTTCTTCTATTCGTGGTATGTCTGTTAACTTACTATTCTTGGACGAATTTGCTTTCGTAGAGAATGCTGCTGAGTTCTATACTTCTACGTATCCCGTTGTATCATCTGGTAAAGACACTAAAGTAATTATCACATCTACAGCAAATGGTATTGGTAATACATATCATAAAATATGGGAAGGAGCGGTGCAGAGGATTAATGAATATAAACCGTTTCGAGTTGACTGGTGGGATGTACCTGGACGTGACGAAGAATGGAAAAAGCAAACCATTGCGAATACTTCCCAGATGCAGTTCGACCAAGAATTTGGCAATACGTTCTATGGGACGGGTAACACTCTCATTGAGGGGAATGTACTTCTAGATTTACGAGCGCATCCACCTATTGAGTATATGGAGGGTGGCGATCTACTTATATACCAAAGGCCTTTTAAGGATCATGAGTATATAATGCTTGTAGACGTAGCACAAGGACGTGGACAAGATTACTCTACGTTTAATATCATCGATGTTTCGGTTCGTCCATTTAGGCAGGTTTGCGTATACCGCAACAATAGAATCTCACCTATACTTTATCCGAATATCATATACAAATATGCCACACTATATAATGAGGCATACTGTGTTATAGAAAATAATGACCAGGGTATGATGGTGTGCGTTGGACTTTACCAGGATCTAGAGTACGAAAATATTCATCTTGAGTCTGCAGTAAAAGCGGATGCTATCGGTATTCGTATGGATCGTAAAGTTAAGCGCATCGGGTGCTCTGGTATTAAGGATATAATCGAGGGTGGTAAACTCACTATAGTGGATGAAAACACCATTATGGAGATATCTACATTTGTCTCGCGGGGGCAGTCTTACGAGGCGTCCGATGGCAACCACGATGACCTAATGATGAATCTCGTCATGTTTGGGTACTTCGTGAGTACGCAAGCATTTATGGATATGTCCAACGTAAACATTAAACAAATGCTATTCGAACAGAGAATGAAAGAAATTGATGATGATGTTCCGCCCTTTGGTATCATCGACGACGGACAAGAGTGGCATAGGCAACAAGAATTACAACAAAATGATAGGTATACCACTGGGTGGCACGACTTTGATATGCCCGATCGTGTTACATCTGAAGATTGGTAATTCTATAAATAGTACTATTGAAGGAATTACACCGTATCATGTTAACTTATCATTCGCAACCGATTAAAAAGGAAAGGTCATGGCATTAACAACTCCATCACAATCCCCTGCGGTATCTGTACGAGAGATCGACCTAACTGGCGTTGTGCCAAATGTTCAATCTACTACAGGTGCTTTTGTAGGTGATTTTAAATGGGGACCAGTAGATAAGCGTACTCGTGTTTCTGATGAAACTCAGCTCGTTTCTTTATTTGGAACCCCAACAAAAGACAATGCGGTAGATTTCTTCTCTGCTGCTTATTTCTTAAAATACTCAAGCTCAATGTTTGTAGTGCGTGTCAACGAAGGCATGAACGCAGCAGCAACTGCCGACTCACAGGGCATAGAAATATCTCCTATGATCCCCGCAGAATACATGATGGATTCTGATATGAATCCAGTACTTGATTCAGACAATAACCCAGTCGTATTGACGCCCGAGGTTCCTGCAGTATATGGACCAGCAGCGCGCGTTATCAAAAACGCCGATTACTGGGAAACCCGTGTTAACCCACATCCAGATACCTTCTATGCTAAGTATCCAGGTGCACTAGGTAACAACCTCAAGGTTACTGTTATTCCTGCCGGTGTAGAAAACCAATTGTTTGATAGCGCACCGGAAGGTGACGAGTTACACGTTATCATTAGCGATAACGGTGGTGGTATAACAGGTGTAGCAGGAGAGGTGTTGGAAACGTTCGCATACGTATCAACAACTCCTGGAGCTAAAAACCAACAGGGTGGAACGATATACATTACAGATGTACTCAACAACCAATCATCGTATGTATGGATGGGCGAGTACAGCGAAGGATTCGACCCAAATTCTAACGGTATTTGGACAGGTGTTTTATCAGGTGGTTCTGATGTAGCTGTATCGAACGAAGCTAAGGGCTCTGCGTATAGTATGTTTGATGATATAGACTCTGTTACAGTAGACTTTATCATTGCAGCACAAGATGTTAACCCAGATACAGTAACTGCTATTGCTGAGCAACGTAAAGACTGTGTAGCAATCGCTTCACCTTCTCGTATAAGCGTAGTAGGTAATGCTGATCCAACGGCCGCCATCCTTGCTACTGCTCCAAGCACGCGCTCTTCTTATACTATTTTAGATAATAACTTCTTTAAAGTGTATGACAAGTACAACGATCAATATATTTACATTCCTTCAGCATCAAGCACAGCTGGCATTATTGCAGCGGCCGACTTAGCATCAGCACCGTGGTTCTCACCAGCTGGTGAGCGTCGTGGACGATACTTGGGTGTAACAGATTTAGCATACAACCCATCTAAGTCAGACCGTGACGAACTATACAAAGCTGGTTTTAACCCAGTAGCAAATATTCCAGGTTCTGGAGTACTACTGTATGGCGACAAAACGTATCAAAGACGTCCTTCAGCATTCGACCGTATTAACGTACGCCGTTTGTTCTTGACTCTTGAGCGAGCGATTGCCCTAGCTGGTAAAAACGTTATGTTTGAAATGAACGATGAGTTTACTCGTGCAGAATTCGTAAATATCGTTGAGCCACTGTTACGTGAAGTACAAGGTCGTCGTGGTATCACAGACTTCCGCGTCGTATGTGACGAAACTAATAATACACCAGCAGTTATTGATCGTAACGAATTCGTTG